AAAACGCCTCCTACCCCTAAAAATGGGGTATACATTACTATTAGTCGCCTCCTGAAAGTGCCTCAGAAGGGCTTATTTTAGCGGTTTTAAATATAGGCATCTAGCTGGGGTTTTGTGTATTATTGCCCGCTTTTCTTAATCCAGCCCAAAACCCCTGCCTCTGCGCCAAAAAAGCCGAAAAAGCCATAGATTAAGGCATCGGATATAGTTTTGTTAAAAAAAACCGCCGTAACCATTGCAGCGGTAAACACAAGAACAACTATAAATATAACTATTACTATTTTTTTAGAGAACTTCATTCAGTACCACCGACTTTGTTTTCAGCATAGTCACCCCAGTTGAATAATTCTCTTACTTTGCCGTCAATTAGAACATTGATAGTATCTTCATCAAACGCGAAACCTTGCTTCTGTAAAAACTCTTTCGCATAAGTAAATTTGATACCGCCTGAATTTGACACTGCCTTGTATTTTTCCTCTGCTGCTTTTACCGCGAAGTCGAGCCAGAAGTTCAAATCATCATTACCGGCCGCAACTACCTTTTCTTTAAGCCAAGGAATAAGGTATTTTGTTATTACAATACAAAGAATAGTAATTACTAACGCAAACAATTCCGTTAAATCAATAGCCATATTATTACTTCCCTTCTAATGTATCAAGTCTTTGTTCCGCTACTGCCATGCGCTCAATAAGGTTATTATGTTTGTCCATCTTCTTCTCAAGATTCTTAATTCTGTTCATAGTGCTGCCCCACATTGCCGCCAAGCCTAATAAGTAAATTACTAAATCCTGCGAAAATTCCATAATAGTGCGCCTCCAAGAATTATTTTAACTTGCCAATAACGCTTCCACATCTGCCCTTAGTGCTTCTGGCACTTGCTCAATCGTGCGTTTGCCAGATTGTATTAAACGATAATATACATATGCCATTATGCCGTACCTCCTGTAATAAGCTCGTATACTTCCGCTAATGCTTCCATTGCGGCAAGGTTATCCGCTTGCAGGCTTGCAATTAGCTTATCTTGCTCTGTTTCAATTTTTCTATAGTAATGATTGCCGTTTTCGTCAATATCTTCAACATATCCCGCCTTTGGCGGCAACTCTGGTTTAGTAATTTGAGCCATTTTAATACCCCCTTTATTTGCCTCTTATATACTTGTAATCATCATCAGAAGTGTAGGCTGGCGTTCTAATCATTGCCCTGTAAGTTATTCTATTAGTTGTTGCTCCCGGTTGACTTATAATAAGTTTGTAATCAATAATGCTTACATAGGCAGGTATGCTGCCAGCAGGTGTAATACTTGTCCAGGCCACATTAGCTTTAAGACTTGTTGTATATTTAAAATATCCGGGAGTAGTTGTAGTATTAAAAAGCCTAAGACCAATAAGATTACCAAGTTGTACCAAGTACAAATATTGATAACCTGACCCAGTACCCAAGGAATACGTCCAGCTACCATTTAGAAAATCATCTGCATAATAAACGTATCCCGCATTGCCAGAGCTGTAGTTTGTTAGTAAAATCCAGCATTGATAGTATTCTGAATATATTATTTGTCTAGCTTGCCTTGAAGTACCTAAATTTGTAGCAACAGATGCCCAAGTGCCTGTAAGACTTGTTGAGTACCATAAAACCTGCTCGCCGGGGATAATATAATACCCCTGAGCTACGCAAATACTTGCTAATTTACTTGCATCAACTCTCTCTATCCAAACCGAACCCGAAATATCAGCACCAGTATACATTCCGTACTCACAAACGATTGCCCAACAACTACTAGACTCATCCCAAATTACCGCATTCATACCTGCATGAGTGTTACTGTAAAATGCTGCTGGAATATTAGCATTTACTGTATACGTTCCATTAATAGCACCTGATACGGCTAATGCTGTACTGCCAGCCTTGTACACAATCCATTTACCATTCTGATAAGTAATATCGGTATAGGTATCCCCTAAAGCTGTGGAAAGCCATGTACCTGTTAAAGTTGTGCAGTAATATAGCGTAGTACCCCCCGCATAAGTTCCTACTATCGTAACATAATAACCATTCAGAAATTTTATTTCCGTAGCGGTTACAGCATCTAAAGCGGTGCTAGTTTGCACAGTTCCATTCATATCTGCTCTTGCAATATCTCTTAATAAAGGGTAAGTATCAAAGTCAAATTCTGAATCATTACATAATAACCAGTCGTCTCCTAAATCGGTTCTTACTGTTGCTATGGTATGACCGACCTGACATAACTCGGCTAATGCATCTTCAATCGGCTGCAAATATGCTTTATTGATGCTTGTTCCTGCGGCGGTTACTGTACCAAAATCAGTTGTGATGGTTTTTGACACGCCATCGACTAAAAACCTATTTGGATACTCAACTGATTGATCTGTCACTGTCCTTGCTGTAAATGCTGTCATTATACAACCCTCCTCGGTAAAATATCGCTCTGCCCTGCAGCGAATGTGCCGGACGGCCTAAAGCTTATCCGCATTCTTACTGCCATGTCATATATGAGTTTTGCGTTAAGCTCCCATCGGTTCCAATCTTCATAATTTGGCTTTGTTCCGGGATAAGCCCAAGTCTTACTTGCGCCCCACTCGCCAGGTAAAGGAATACCGCAAGCCTCAATGCCTGCGGTATTGCCCTCTAAAGTATTCAGTATTCCTATTGTCGGCCTATCTGCTGTATCAAGATCATCTATGGCGGTATGTAGCGGGAAGTAATACAGCCCCGGCAGCGTGTCCGTTGCTGCAAATTCTATATTTGATTTCTGCCGATTGAAGTCTCCTGCTGTCTCATAGTCTGCCGCTGTCCAATCTGTTTTGGGAGGCGTGAAGCCATAATACAAAGTAGTCTCATAGATTTCCTCTAACCCTACAGCTGAATATGCTTCAATATATATTGTGTAGTCTATTGTCCTCCGACGCAAGAAACAGTAGCTTGCCAAAGGCCGCCGCCCAGCAAGGTGAAGGTGGTTTCGACATCGTTAACCTTGCCGTAGACATATATAATTGAAGTGCCTAGCCAAACGGTTAAATCGGTCATATCATCACCCCGTCACTGTAACTGATACCGTTAGCGTCGCGCCAGTATCGGCAGGATTAGGCGTTATTGATACGGCAGATATAAGCGGTACAGATGTATCAAGAGTACCCGTTAGGGTTATTTTCAGTATATTTAGTCGCCGCATCTGTCGACCTCACTACGATAGTATTACTGCCGCTTGCCAATGTGAGCGCCTTTGTAAAGTTGCCGGAACCGTCTACTGTTATTGCACCTTGATCTACGGTGTTAAGTTTAATTGTTACCGTAGCAGGTGAGCTTGTGCTGTCGTTAGTTGAGCCTTGTACCGTTAATGAGGCCGTATTAGTAATAAAGCTATTAGCCGGGTTAGTAACGTTTAGCGTCGGCGGTACAGTGTCGATTGTATAAGTACGGCTTGCCTGTGTCGCAGCGTTTCCGTCATAGTCGCTAACGTTTATCGTAATAGTATGGCTACCGTCTGCTAATGCACTCGGCGGTGTATAAGTAAAGTCGTAGCCGTTTGTTACGGTAGAAGATGACATGCCGGAGCCGTTATAAGCTATTGATGTGCCGCCGTCAACCTTTAGGCTTAAAGTTGACAGGTCAATGCCAGACCCGCCGCTTTCGTCGCGGAGTTGGAATATAACTGCCTGCTGACTATTAATTACATAAGCACCAGCACCCGGGGAAGTAATATTAATCGTCGGCGCAACAATTTCATTAACCCTTAACTTTAGAGCGTTGCCATATGTCGCATCAGCGGTTGTCAAAGTAACAACCGTCCCGGCCGTATTTGTAACTCGAATTTGAAGCGGATATACGTGATCAGTCAGGTTATACGATGTAGTTCCTGGCGCGGTCAAAGATCCGGTATATGTGTCGCCGCTACCGTGCGGCATTGTATGCCAAGTCCCGTTTTGATAAGCTTCAACTAAAGCTATTGTCACGCTGATACCTCCTTTGTAGTCTTAAGATTAACTGATTGACCAGCGCCAAACGTGCCAGTTATCTTGCTGATCGTATACATAATTACTTCCGCATCGGTTACATCAACGGAAATTGTAAATGATGTATTAATATTAACAGGATTAGCCGATAGACTAACCCCGTTAATGGCAGGCCTATAAATTGTCACTAAGCCCACCCCTTTGCATCACACTTTAATGTGCCGTCATAAGCAAATTCTTGTCTTATTATTACTGCGTCACGATTAACATTATAGGCATCATATATTGTCGCAGTATCACATAATTCCCGAGCCGGATTTCCTCTTTCTGCGGTTATGTCATAATTAATACGCCCCTGCTTCATTGCCAATAGCCACGCAGCAACAGCAGCGCCATCATAGACAAGGGGATTTGATACTTCCCATCTATTTACTGTCTCACCGTCAGCTACGTTTGATGCTGTATATGTACTTTCAAATTCTTCATATTCATCATCTACTGTCAACCGAACGGCGTTATAACTTGATTCTTCCGGCGCTGAAACTTTCGGCACAACCGACATATTATCAAAATCAAGAGTATCAACAGACGCACCAACTGCAACTTCAATAAATTCCAGTTCATCATTTCGGTTAAAGTAACAAGTTGACATTCCGGCCTGCGCTATCAAGCGGAACGCCTCGCGATGCTTTGTCTTTTTGGGAATACATTTGTTTATTATACGCGCTCCAATGTCGGCGGGAATTACTGTTGTAATATCTAAACCACTGTCGGCTATTACTGCCGCCACCGCTGCTGATACTGTCCATGTTCCTACGCTGCCGCCATTATAATTTGTATTATCAAGCTTATAAAATCGGTCATTGAAAGTGATTTTAGCCGTCATGGAATCGTCGTCGGCCTCTACCTTAGTATAATAAGTCCGTCCCATATTAACATCTTCGATGCTGTTTTTTGTGCTACCAACACCTAATTCAGCGTCAATATGATGACCGTTTTGTAGATAAGAATATAAACTATTAGGACTAATTATATTGTATATATGATCTGAGTTATCAACAGTAATAATAAATTCATTGCTCGGCAGGTTTTCCGCTGTCGGCGAAATCTCATATAATATTGAAGCTTCCTTGATATTGTCGCTATCAAAATATTGCACAATGCCAAATATCACCTCAGAGATTCGCACTGTCTGATATTCTTCTTGGGTGTTAGAAAAGCTCAATACTACTTTGCGGTAGTTTTCAACAGGCAGCTCGACAACTTGCTTAACAGATGTAACGGTAATCGTTGCAGTGTCAATCAGCGTATCACTAGAGTCATAAGCTGTTACTGTCATGCTCGGCGGGTACTGGTTTGCTTTATCGTCGAATAGAATCGTGAATCCAACGCTGGAATGATCGGCAGTAAAAGCAAAGGTTAATGTTTGCGCGACCGCGAAGCTTCCGTCTGCGCCGCTAATATCACTCCACCAACCCGTTTGAATAGTTGATACATCGTCAGGCAATATCGCGCATGAACCATCACCGCGCCAGCCGCCAGTCTCGAAGGTTGCCCATCTATCAGTCATAGCCTCAATACCGTCATGCGTCTGCGTGAGTTGCGATATACTTGCTTGATCGCTGGCGGTTGCGGTAGCATCAGCGGAGGCGGTTAGGTCAATAAGCCGGAATGAGGCGCGCATAGCAGACCAACGCGGCGACACATAAGGATCATAGGCAGCGGATACCGTTTGCATATCTTATACCTCCTCAAGCGTAAAGCCCACGTCTGACCACGCATCAGGAACAAGGCCATTAAACCGCGCTATTTTGGGTGAAGGGATAGCGGTAACCATAAAATACCCGCTGTCTAATACTCCACTTAGATTATAAAACTCTACTAATATGCCGCCGTTTGGGATAGCATTCAGGTCAGTATATAGAGCCGCCTTGACAACATCATTCAAGTATTTATAATTAACTTTGATTTCCCATTTACTGTTCTGTTTTTCAGTCACCATTTTATTGCTTGCCATTCGGATATTTTTATCAAACAATTTAGGCGTTACAGTGTAATCATAAGCAACGCCCAATTCGATAGCGCCAATCTTTAAAAACGCCGCCATGTTTTACACCCCCCACGCTTCGCCGCGCCGCTTGCTTTCATCTTGAAAAGCACCATAAGTAGCTCTAGCGATTTCCTTCTCTCCCACTTTAAATATAAATGTTTGATTGCCGCTGCTTTGCTTCGTGTTCAACACAGCAGATAGTCCATTAACGATTTGAGCCGCTAAATTGCTATTATCCTGCGCTGTTAAAACTCTCTCGCCTCTGTGTAGCTCTGCAATATAACCGTCATACGGAACATAAGCAAGACCGGCGGCATGAGAGCCGGACGTTTTACCGCTTTTGCTGCTTTTCTCTGCGACTTCTTCTTCGGAGTCTTGCCAAAAGAATAAAGTATCTTTGATTTTTGTTGCAACATCACCGAACCAAGATTTAATTTTATCCCATTTTTCTTTTAGTCCGTCCCATAACTTTTGAAATATGGCTTTTCCTGCGTCCTTTAACGCGCCGCCAATACCCGTGACAATAGCAACAAGGTCATCAAGAGCCAACTGTAAAGCGCCTTGAATTAGTTTAAATGCGCCCTCAAGAATGAGTTTAAGACCGTCCCATACCAAACTCCAATCGCCCTCAATTAATCCAGTAACAACAAGAATGATCCCTCGGATAATTTGCATGGCGTTTTCCACTACAAATTTTATTACGTCCCAAACCGCGCTGACAGCTGCGCTTATCTGCTCGCCATGCTCAGCCCAAAACGCTTGTAATCCCTCGATAAATATTTTAATATTGTCGAAAACGACTTTAATTGTCGCCTGAATCTCAGGCATATGCGCCATAATCCATTCAGCCAAAGATATAAACATTGGCATTAGAGATGCGCCTAAGCTAGTACCAACGGCACTAAAAGAGCGTTTAAGTTGATCCATTGTGTCAGTGAAATTAACACCTGCATTAATTGCTTCATCGGATAAAACAATACCTAAATCTTGCGCTTTTTGTTTCAATTCTTCCACGCTGCCACCTGCTCCATTAAGCAAGGGCATTAATTCAGTTCCAGCTTTACCAAATAATTCAACCGCTAGTCGTGCTTTTTCTGCTCCGTCTGGCATTTCTTGAAGCTTTATAACTGTTTCCTCAAACATTTGTTCTTGTGATTTTAAAGACCCCGTCAGGGGATCAATAGCGTCTAATTTTAGTTTTTTAAACGCTTCTGCGCCCGTTCCCGTTCCTTTAGCGGCCTCATCCATGCGAGATACAAGAGTCTTCATGCCTGTTTGCATTTTATCAATGCTTGTACCGTTTTGAGATAAAATAAAATCCCACTCTTGATATGCCTCGCGGGATATGCCTATTTTTTGACTCATCTTATCTATGGTGTCCGTTGCTTTTGCGGCTTTTGTAGCTACGCCATACATGGCAGTACCAACAGCAGCAGCGGCTACCCCTAGCCCTACCGCCCATTTTCCGGCAGTTTTAATTCCGTTTCCTAATTTTGTGCTCAGGGTTTCAGTTTTAGTTGATGTGGCCGATATTGATTTCTCTGCCTTGCTTGAATCAACCAATATACTACCCATAAGTTTAAAAACTTCTGTTGCGATATTAATCACCGCCTTTCAGGTCAAATAGCTTCATAATATCCTGTACCTCGCCAAGCACCTGTTTTTCACTCTTGACAGTCGGAGGCTTTAACTTTAACTTAAATTCCTCAAACGATATTTGGAATTGTAGATCATGCATCCATCTCTGATATAAAAGCTCCTCCTCTGATTTATCGACGGCGTAGTCAATCAGAGAAAGAGCTTCGTTTAATTCCAGAGTAAAAATATAGTCTAATGAGTGGTATCGTTTTAATAGCAGGTCAGTTATTTTTTCGAGATCAAACCTGCCAATAAAGTAAAAAAACCTTTCAAATCATTTTCCTGCGCTAAGATTTTCAGGCTTTCAGCTAATGATATTATATCCATCTGTTCAACTTCTTTAGCGGTCATTTCAAAGGGCGCAGCAAGCACCTCATATATCGCCTGTTCTGCTTTCTTCTCGCTCATAATCTCAATCAGACTGATAATACCCTCAATCCCAATATCCTCAACTTGCATACTGCCCTCACTAGCAAGTTTTAAAATAGGTTTTATTTCTTCTCTTAGATTAGCCTTTTTAATTAAACGCAGGGCATTAAATATATCAGAAGTTTGTAGTTTCCTCATGTTATGCACCCACCGTAATTGTCGGCGCGGTAATATCATTGCCCTTGTCCATTAACAAGGTAAATACCTGTGCACCGTTTGTTAAAGTGCCAAGGTATTCTTTTTCGATTGTTACCGCACCAGAGCCAAGCGTGAATTGAGAGGACACAAGGGAAGCAGTTCCCAATCTTACGCCACCACAAACGGCAGAGCCTGAGGTTGTAATTGTAAACACCCTGTCAGTCGGTGATGCCTTGCTAAAAGTGGCACTATCAACCACTGCGCTATTAACTATGGCTTTTGGATAATAGATTTTAAATGGCGGCGTATCTAAAGCAGCATCGTCATAATGACCAGTAAAGGTGACAGGCAAGGCCGCTTCTGCNTTATCGGCAACAGTCAGAGCTATGTCCTCCAGTAGCCAGCGCATTATAAATTTGTATTACAACAGGATCATTAGTTGCCGGATAACTTGCCTATCCAAGTGATATTGTCAATATAATCTGTCAGAGCTATATAATTATTAGCTGTTATGATGTCATAATTTGCATCAGTAGAGGTGTCAATCGTGCCGGAGGCAAGAGCGGTCTGTAAAGTTTCCTTTTTAATTTCCTTAATATTGGAGGTGATAGTCACTACCCATTCATCAATAGACTCCAAACCTTTTGCGGCTCCCTTTACGCCGTCAACCTCAATCTTGCGAATAGTAGGAACGGCAGAGAATGTGCCGCCACCCGCTGTAGCTCCGAGTAATTTTCCAGCAGTAACGGCACTCGCGAAAGTGTCTACTCCTACTCCAAAATTTTTAAAAAATGCTCCGGCATCAAGCAATAAACTCTTTGCCGTTGCGCTTGTATATCCTGAATAAGTGGTCATATTTTATTCCCCTTTCAGTTCGTGTAATTGAATTTCAAATAGCAACCTGCGCCTAATTATCTTTTTATCTTCTTCCTTAATTGTTTGTCTCAAGCCAAGATATACTGTAAACTCAATGATCCCACTAATTCTGTAGTACTTATTTAAAGCAGTTTGTATATCATCGGCAAGAGTTTCAATAGCAAAAGAATCCTCGCCGTAATCGAGTAGATTAACCTCAAGTTGGAAAACAGTCTTACCGTCATTAGAAAATAGCTCGCTAAGCTCATAGACAAGGTAGGGATATGCGGCATCGTCAGGAGCTTGCTCATAATATACGCCGTTTGTCAGCGTCTTAAATAGCATTTGCAATTCTGTGCGTAGTGAAATTGTTTTACTCACCATCGCCCACCTCCTCGCTCTCGTCTATCATGGTTAATGCTTGAGCTTCATTCTCTAGCGCAGATAGATATTGACTCTCAATATTTAATAATCATCGGTATGTTTTCGGCGACGGAATTATATAGAGCCGCCTGTTTTTGGGGATGTTTTTTGTACCCAGCTCCTGAAAAACCGCCATAAAAGCCGCCTGGTTTAAACCCCACCTGTAAATCAGTTTCTTTTCTGCGCACCCAATACTGCGTATTTTTCGCAACCCTACCAGTCCTACGCCTAATTTTTTTCCGTGTTTCGCGACAAACATACTTGCCAACATCTTTTAGAGCTGCTCTTGTTAATTCCCCAAGCGTATAGTTGACGCGATCAACGCTCGATGTGAATGTTACACCATTTTTGCTGAACTTCGTTACGCTTTTTGGCATTGGCATACAATCACCTCGTTACAACTATTTCAAGCTCATTTGTAGCTTTGCGGTATGTTCGCAGCACCTTGTATATTACCGATTCATACTCTATGTATTGCTGATTGTCATAGTCGTAATAATCAGCAATAACAAAGGTTAATTCCGGCTCAAGCCCCACCGCTAAAGCCTCATATTTCTCTTTCATGCCGATACTACGCACCTCCGCAAATACATCGGTTCGAGTCGGACTCTCTACCTGATCGCCTATGCTATTAGTCGTATTAGTGGTCGCTAATAATGTAATTACATCGTTATACATTAAACCTCCTCCTCAACAACATAGCCATAATTCTCTGATTTTCTCAAACAATCAAGTTGATATTCCCAACTCATAAAATACCCTTCTCTTATTTTTTCATCTGATGCAAAAGAGTATTTGCAATAGGTTTTGATTGCTTCTAAGACAAGATTATCTGTTTCAACAATAGCCGTTGAAAGAATACCCGCCCGTTCCATTTCCTTTTTAGCCGTATTAATTGTATCCTGTAAATCGGTATCAAGCTTAGTATGACTAATCCTTAATGCCAACTTTACTTTTTCTAAAGTTGTTAATTCAGTCATGTAATCAGCTCCTTAAAAGAAAGGGGGCCGAAGCCCCCAGTCTTATACAATAATATACAGGTCGATGGGCTTCAATCCGTCCGGCGTGCCGTTCAAGGCGATGACATTCTTTTCAATCTCGTCAGCGTCCGGCGTAACGGTTCCAGTGTCTGCCGCGTTATCAAACAGTTTGACAACAACAAGCTCGTCAGCAGAAAGCATGTAAGGGATGCCGAATTTCTTGCCTATACCAACAGAGACCTTATCTTCCGCGACACCGGAAACTGTATCAACCGCGATTGATCCGAGAGTTATTGCAGAGTCACCAGCGGTCTTGACTGTAAGGTTAATAGCCGCGTCCTGTGCGGCATATGCTTTAGATTCAATAGTGACATTCACGGTTGCGGCTGCAGCCAGCCATTTAGCAGTAAAAGTCGCGTTCGCGTTAAGCCCCGCAGCGAGCTTTACTGCGGCTTCCGTGGGTGTGTCATCGCCAACAAGGAACGAAACCGTAACGTCAAAAGCATCGCCGGTCTGCTCAGATAAGAATGTAAACACCGTTGAGCCTGCCGCCTGGGCGCCCTGCGTGACCTCAACGGTTGCTTTCTGCTTTGCGGGCGCGTTAGTGCGAGCGGGAAGGTCAACCTTGGTGATAGATTTGAAAGCCAGGTTTCCGGGTTTAGCGGTCGTGCCGTCAAGCGCGATGGTTTCATTTATCGCCTCTCCCGCAAAATTAGTGCCGTACACTTTGACATTGCCGGTTATGTTTGCCGCAGAGCCGTCAACCTTGACATTTCTAGGAACGGCGGGATCAGTGAAGCCAGTTGTTACAGATGCGGCTTCCGCTCCCAGTGCGGTTAAAGCCATAACCGCCGTATCTGATTCAGCAGATGCAGATGCAGCCGGAACATTGTAATGCGCTATAAATCCACGATCTATAGTGGTATTGGCATCGGTTTTAATTGTGCCAATTTTGGGGTTAAATCCTACTCTTGCCATATTATTACCTCCATTTTTTAAGGGCGCTTAGTTAGGCGCCCTGTTATCGTTTACTTAGGCCTTTTTAACTCTAAGGAAACCGTTTTTAGCAGTGACATTACCGCCGGCGAATATAACGCCGCGATGAGCAATCATGCCCTCTTTGAATTTATAGTCAGTGGAGCGAGATACTTCAAGGTCGGAGAATATACCCATCGTATAATTGGAAAGCGGACCATAAGCCATAGCGTACTGACCAGAAGTTGTAGCTGCAGCGGAAATGGCTTTGCAGTTGGAATTAATGATATAAGGAACCCCATCAATAGTGCCAAAGTTTCCTTTTGGCTTTACGTCGTAAATCTTTTGACCATTAGCATCGCGGAGCTGTGCAAAGGCCTTAAGATCAACTTTGTTTAATATTAAAACAGCAAGGTCTTCGACATCTTCATTGCCGCCAAAGGAGTAGATTATTTCATCAAGAGTGTTCTCGTCAATCTCGGCAAAGTCAATATCGGTAGCCGCATCAATAGCGGTAGCGCCATCGTCAAAGATGCCTACAAAGTGACCGCTTGCGCCATCACCAATAAGGATTTCTTTGGTGATTTTTTTGCGTTCTGCAATGGAGATACCTTTGACAACTTCTGCGTCAAAATTAGCAGCAGGAAGTTTGATGAGTTCTTCGGAATCTTCCGTGTAAGCAACGATCTTAGTTTTAGTAACTTCCGCATACCCGAAAGTAGCGTCAGCATCGGTCAACGTGCTGTCGTTTTCAGTAGCATATTCACCCTCGCCGTATCCGGTGGAATAAGGCTGTTTAAAACTCTCGCCGCCTGTAAATTGTTTAATGTTGACATTGTCAAGCAGACTGGAAACCTCGTTAAAGGTAGGTTTAATGTCTGAGGCTTGATATGCGGGAATAATAACACCAGTAGAGGCAATGGTTACGGAGCGTTTCTCAAGTAACGCCTTGCCGCGCTTTTCGGCTTCGCTTTCATCTTTTCTGCTTTGCGGCTTTGGCTCAGGAGTGCCAAGCTTCCCGGCTAAATCCATTTTTGATCTGACTTGTGCTTCTTCTTTATCAAGCCCGTCAACCTCTGCGTTAAGTTCTGCTAATCTTTTTTCATCTGCTCCGGCTAACTCATTTTTGATCCCAGCTCTGCGAGCGATAATTTCTTGTAATCTCTTTTCCATTGTTTATTTCCCTCCGTTTAATTTTAGTTTGAGTGCCAATCTCTGCCTTGCAAGTTCGGTATCCACCTTTTGCTGATGTTGCCGAGCTACCGCCTCCGCATCAGCCTTGCGCGCTTCGATTGATGTATCGTCATACGCGGGTATATCAACCGCGCTAACGTCGTATAAACGCTTTACCCTTAAAACAGTCCACATACGGTTTTCAAAGTCATATGCTTCCTGCCCAATAGTGAATCGAAAACTCATGCGGTCTATGTAACCCTTTGAAATCTCGTCATAGAGCTTGCGACCTTCTTCTGTGCCGTCCAATCTTGCCCTAACAAAAAGGCCGTCGTTATCGACAGCCAGTTGAAGTGTTTTATTTCTTGTTCGAGCCACTACTTTACCGGAATGATTGTAATTAAAAAGGACGTCCTCCATCTTGCAATCGGTGAAAGCGTCATTTGCTATTTGTTCTTTGTATTCCATTCCGTCTATCTCAAACAATACTGTTGGTGAGTTGAATCTTGCCGCATGACCTTCAACCCATAATTGCGGCTCCTGCCCTTCGACCAACTCTGATCTGATCTGAAAATCAAATCTCCGCTCTATTAAGTTAGTTCTGTCCATCGTCAACCTCCTGTTCATCTTCCCCTGTTTGATATTTTGATTGGTCGGTAGCCTTGACATAGTTTAAGCTAACCTGCGCCTCGTCCCCGCCCTCAACCGGAGCATATCCAAACATCTCAAGCATCTGATTTTTGGTAAATAAACCTATTTCTTTTGATACAGTTATGAGATTAGTTTTCGTCTGAATAGAGGTGTTCATTAAAACTGAAGTATTAAATATAATCCTGTTGCCTGCGTCCTTTTCTCTTTGTGTGAAGCAAGCATTTGTGAAAGCTTGTCCCATTTGAATTAATCGCGGCTCTATAACTGATTCATAGAACGCCTGCCATTGCGCCTCGGTATAATCAGACATTAGAATAGCGTTTGACATTCTCCAATAGCGCAAAATATTGTCCCGAATATCCTTAGTTTGAGATGCGTTTGCACTCCACGCCTGCACCTGTAATGGGGTATAATCTTCCATGCTATCAACGCCAACAATGCCGCCATGCTCTGCTGCATGGGCAAACCGCTCGGCAAATTCGGCAGTTGATTTTTTTACATCGTCGCTGTCGAGCATGGCCTTTTTCTGTTTCAGCAATCCCCTGACTTTATTTGACACCGAAACAGCATCTAACAAACTTTCATTTGCCGCCTTAATCATATCAAGGGAATCATATATGGGTTCGTTTCCGTCCCCCGCAACATCGCGGGAGTTAAAAAACTTCCGCAGGATTATAACGTCCTCAATATTTAACGCTCTTTGCATCCCGTCCTGGTCAATAAATTGCACCGCATGGCCGCCGCCATCAATGGGCATGATCTCGAAATCGCTATAAGCAATCGGTATCATCATTTCCGGGCGCAAACCATCCCACTTGACATAACACATTGCAGTAGTATTATTTTCTAGCTGGGTAATGAGCTTATACTTTAGGTCAAATCCCGTCATTAGCGGGTTAGGCTGTTGGTTAAGCAGTTTAACATAAGGGCTATTGCGTTTGATTTCTTTTACTCGCCCATCTTTTCCAAGTGTAACGTGCATCGCCTCGGCTTTTGCCGTATGTGTTGCTATGCAGTCGATTACTGCCCGAACTGTTTCCTGTTCGTATGCTTCCTTGCTAAATGGAGCAGACCGCGCCGTAGCGCCGCTATACACATAGCGAACTTTGATAAATCCAAACAACTTACTGAATAATCCCATTTAATCACCTCACATAGCGTAGATATTCATCTTCGTGGTTTAAATAACAAGTAAATGCGTTAAGTAAAGAAACCAACCCATCAATCCTTTTTGTCGCGCTTGTTTTAACAGGCTGTATTGAGTTTATGCCATCCTTATTGGTGGTTTTAACTCCTGTATTAAGTACGCACCAGCGAAGCATCGGATTGTTTTGATAAATAATCTTATGCTCCTCGAACAGCCCTCCTAATTGCTTCATGGGGTATGTCCAGGTAAATGGACCCTGTCTGATTCTCTCCATATCAAATCCATACTCCGTCATTTCGGGAATCCAATAGCCGGACAATGCAGCATCGTACCCTATCCATAATGGGCGGATGTTGTGTTCTTTAACCATATCCACAAACCACTGCGATACGGCGTGAAAGTCTACTGTAGCACCTTCGCAGATAGTCAGCCAGTCTTGTTCAGCCCATAATTTATATGGTGCCTCGCGCTTGCTATTGGCCTCCACATCGTCAACGCGGGATTGCGGCAAGAAGTATTTTTGCAGCACATAGAAATTCGCATCATTGGGCTTTTTAATCAGTAATGTTGCACAAGTTAAGTCTGTTGTAGCTGATAAGTCGCAGCCGCCGATTGCATAAGACTTTTTTAAGAAGTCTATGTCAACTACCGCTTCATTGACCGCCGCTTCGTATGTGAGCCATGCCTCCGATGTGTTTTCGGGGATATTAAAATCCTTCGTTAACACCGTAGGCAGAAATTTAGGATCACGCTTTGCCTTTTCCACATTCTCGGCAAGCGTGGCTAGTGACTTGATTTTGCCAAGACCCGGATTAGCCTTAGCCCAACATTCAGGCCTTGTCCACTCGTCGCGGCTGTCAAGTTCGTATATCAGCGGTAAGAGCCGATAATCCTCAAAACCTTCGTCCCATAATGCAACATGCGAACAATAATCGTACAAATCATCAAAATACATTTCTCGAACAAATCCATTTGTTGAAATTGTCCATGCCAATGGCTGCTCGCGTGCTTGTTGGGATTGAATCATTACATCATAGAGTTTTCGAGTCTTTGCTTCGTGCGGCTCATCCTGTGAAAAAAAATGAGCGTTTAAACCATCCATTGTAGATGTATCGGCGGCAAGCGCTTTCATGAAAGAAAACATAGCAGGAAAATATATATCAGATTGCCTTTTTTTAGTGATTGACCTTAGCGCCGGAGATTGTGACCGCATATTTACGGCCTCGTTGAATACAAGTGCCGCCTGATCTTTTTTATTAGCTACGCAATATATCTCAGCTCCGCTTTCGGCATCGGCGATAAGCATATACCAACCAATTCCAGCCGTCTCGGTTGTTTTGCCACATTTACGCCCTCGTATATCGGCTACCTCGCGAATACGGCGGTTATTAGTTTCCTTTTCCAACCAACCAAATATCAACTGCATTTTAGCTTTTTGGAATAGCTCAAGCTTTATTGGTTTTTTACCCCATTTACCCTTTGAATGTTTGCAATATTTTTCAATAAAATCAATCGGCCTTTGTCCTGCTTCTTCGTCGAAATAAAAAGGAAAGTTATCAAGTGGATTATCCATCCATTTAACCTCCCTTTGGTATACTATTTTGACTTTGTTTGATACAACCTCATCGCCGCCGTTAATAGCAGCTAAATATTCTCGTGGCCAATTCATTTTCTTCCACCGACAGCAAACCGCATAATATCGTTAGCAATATCCTCGCTGACAGCTTCCGGCAACGCATCGGCAAGCTGTTTGATGATGCTCTGATAATTCTTATTCATAGTATTATATAATCTAGCAACAGGCCGTTCGCGTTCATATGGCTCAAGCTTCTCGGATTGGCTGAATTGCTCAACATATCCCCTTGTATCGAGGTCAGCCTCGTAATCTTCAAGCGTTATCCGCATGTAAGCAGCTCTCCGAATCAGTCCATCGTATAATGCTAATGTATCTACGGGCAAATCCTTATATAATGCGCGAAGTCTTTCATCCTCCGCCTTAATCCTTGTATCTTTAGTTTTTTGTTTCATATAATCACCTCGTTTAGTAGGGGTTTTGGTAGGGGGTTACGCATGTATCAGTCAGTAACAGAAAAGAGCACTCCAACGGTCTTTAGCTGGTATTGCATTAAAATAAAACAGGGGGGGGTATTACTCCTCCACTAAAACTACTTGTCCGTTTTTGTCAAACATATATTCTGCGTTCAAAGTATCTTTATTACTCTTCCCTTTAAGCCCGGCAAGCTTCTCCCTCTCATGCTCTTTAAAGTGACAATCCTTACACAGGCTAACAAGGTTGTTGCTGTTGAGCGCGACACTAATATCATTTATATTGTCAGGCGTTAGGCGTTCAACATGATGCACCTCTTGCGCTGGAGCGCCACATATTACACACAAGTATCTATCGTCGCTTAAGTGTATACTACTCTTATCTTGTCGCCACTCTTTGCTATTATACAGAGGTTTACTGAACCTTTGCGCCATATCATTACACCTTTTGTCATAAATATATCACTTTAGAAGTGTTTCTCCGATAATTCCGGCACTCTAGCGCATATATTATTATTATCAAGTATAATCATGCAGATTTGTCATCGCATCATACTTGCAATGCGTTTCGATTTATCTTCAACCTCTTCAATAGACGTACGTATGCGCCGTAGTTGACACTCAATCTCGTCAAGCCCTTCTGCCTTAACCTGAATCGTTATTGCATTTTTTTTATCTACTGACACCATCGCACTGCCAATAGGCGTAAGTATTCCACCGCATGACATACAGTTATGCCCATCTGGTTGCCATTGAGGAAACACGTTAATCATTCCGCAATCTAAACACTTAAATGCTATCTTACCGTTAGCCATAGCTTACTTTCCCCTTCCTTTTTCCGGCTTCTCCACTATGTATTCATTCCCCATGCGCCCGCACTTGTCGCACCTGTCCCGATACTTATTGCCTGTCCATGTCAGCCTTAAGCCAGTTCTAATCATATCGCTGGCGCAATTAGCGCATAATGTCCTAATGTCTTTTTCCTCTTTCATAGCTTAAACACCATTAACACTATACCCAGCCCAAAGGCTACTAACATGCCCCAGCAGATAGTCAGTATCATGTCAAGTTTATCTTCTATGTCGTTTAAGCGTTCGCTGGTTGTTGGTTTAGATTTATTGTCCATACTCTTGAATACAAACTCACAATATTACGAAATGAAGTATAGGGTAAATCTAACGCATATTTGTCTTTTAATAGGTTCTTATAATCGTCAGCAGATATCTCTGTAATTACTTCATAGCTTTCGTCGCAACAGGAAACGGTTTTATATCTATCTGTTGATCGTATGAAGTACAAATTGCCGTCAGAAAACTCAAAAGCGAACTTAAATATGTGATCTCCAAGTTTTTCGACGGCATCATGATTGGTTTTGACGTAAGAGTCCCCGCCAAATGCAAAGTCAATGATCATTAGCATGGTTGATTTGCCAATTGAATTTGATGCGACACTGTCGCCGAGTACAACATTCAAACCCTTATGAAAGGTAATCGTTTTTTCGAACAGAACATCAGATCTGATTTCAATCAGCATATTTTATCACCTCATACTTTTCGTCGTACTTAATCTTATCAAGCAGGTAAAGTGTGTCTAAACACAATATAAATTCACTTGCATCTTCATATTTTTGCGATACTGCGTCATATAAAGAGCTAACGGTAACTTCTCCCTTCTTGACTACATCCAAAATGTATGGCAGTTTCCATATCAAGCTATCGGCTATGTTTACTATTTTATTTGGTAGCATTTTCAAACACCTCACAATTCTGGATGAAAAAAGCAATAATAACTTTACAAGCATCCAATGAGCAATTATTAATTTTTGCTTTTAGCCAGTCGGCCATTTGATTAAAGATGATTACTTGATCGTCACACTTCATTTTTGCATTTAAGTAAAATGTCTTTACCTGACCAGCAACTAAATCAAATTTTCCAGGGGTACTCCGTTCGATGTTGCGGAATTGTGCCCTTATGTAGTTGTAATACTGGCTTACATCGTCTTTTATATGTTTCTTAAGTATTTGATCGAAGTCTTGAGATAATTTCGCATCGATTTTCAATGCGGAATATTCTAAGGGCGTGATAGCCATACCTAAATCCTGCATTTCAGGGGTAGCTATCGACTCAAACACTGATCCCGGGTGAACATAAGGACTTGCATTGTCCCCGTAGTCACCCATTTTTATATTATATAAACCATCGGTATTAGCAATTATTTCTGTATCTTCCTCGAACCTGTTGTAGTCAACGCCTCTTGCGCTTAAATGCCAATCACCCCAAAACGCTATGCCAATAGGCTTATCATCGTCAATGCGTATAGTTGCGTTTGTTTGTTTAGTGTCTAGCTCGTCAATGGCATTATTAAGCCCCTTAAGGCACTCAAAGTATTCAGCAACGCTATGTTCGCTTATATCGCGCTTATCCTCGTAGATCATTTTACCTTTGTGATATTCAGGCGTTCTACGGATATATGACCGAATTCGCTCAAGTACGCGCCCTTTGTCCTCACTCGGAAAATATTTCTTTTGGATAATACTGGCTGATTCTTGCCAGCTTTTTTGCGATTCTCTTAATTGCTGCGCTTCTTCTTGCCAAGTCAAGCTATCACCCCTTTAATAATCTTCCTCTCAGCTAATCAATTATTTCTATCTTTGACTTGATTTTCTCGCATATTATCACAGCTTGTGGCGGCTCTACCCCGTTCGGGATACTTGGTAGCCCCTCACCTGCTAAATATAATGTCACCATATTGTTTTCAGCTTCGGATTTATATGCAATTAAACCAGCGCTATCCTTTAACCCTAACAACTCAAGTAATAGTTCTAGAGAAAATGTTACCTTACATGCGCCCATTGATAATAATCACCCCTTTTAAAGTTGTGAGAAAGGAAACCTCAATAAGAAGTTCCCTTTCCCGGTCGCAGGCCTCGCAGGTGTCTGCAACACAATTGGCCCTTGGTCATCTGCGACAATTTGAACCGATGCAAGCACTGGCTCTTTAAGGGCTTATCGCTTTTAAAGTTCTCGTTTTGGTTGGACGAGTAAACCGCTTTAAATAAGAATTGCCACAAGCTGGATTTGCACCAGCGGCACTCTACTGCCCTTTAAGTTGCGGCATAATACAAAAGACAGCCCTGCGGCTGCCTCTTGAAAGAAAGGAGATGTGAGAGAATTTCATAAACTTTTATAATAACATTATATCACGGCTTTTGTCAAAAAACAGGGGCTTAATGGGGCTTGTTATGATATTTCTCTTAATATTTTTCCGTGAAGTCTTGTTGTCCAACGATAACTATAATGCAACTCTACGGCTATTTCTTCCCATGTCCTCCCATCTATGTACCGTAACCGCATAAGCGTTCTATCGGCAGAATTAAGATTATTTATTGCCGCCTCTATCTCGTCCCGCAGCGGTATAAGCTCATCCAGTTTAGCATCTATCCGCATCTGCAACTCTGCCCATTTGCCGCCGATGTTGGCAGTAGGATCGCTTGTCCCGCTTCCGTGCGGCATACCGTCAGGAGGTTTCGGAGAACCTATGCTGCTAATAAGTATTTTCTTTTCTGCTTCAAGATGTTTTATTTCTCTATCCAGTGAAACATATTGCCTCAGAGTATATTTGTCCATTCGCCGCCTCCCTTTTAACTATTGTTTATCATTAGTTGCTCAATAAAGTATCTGATTTTACGATAAGCTGCGGCCTCTCTTTTATGCCCAATACTACTGCCGTAAAGTTCAGTATCACGGTAGGCCGTTGTATTGTGTCTGCTTTCTTCCTGCTTAACATAAGCTAGAACCTGCTCTATCCTGTTCATAAGCCGCCTCCCTATCCCTTATCAAACCTCTCTATTTCCGCGATGCCCATTCCATGTACTCCGGGCGATTCGCTGCTGTCCGTTGCTCTGTAAAACGCATTTAGATGCTGCGGAAACATAAACTCAATCATGGCAAAATTAGCAACATCCATAAGGTATTCCGTGTTCCCAGTGTCCTTATATTTTTGCAGACGCATCTCAAGGCTTTTAACTGCGTTGATTAATTTATCTCCATAATCTTTTTTTACCGGACCATACTTGTAATAAGACATAATCATCCTTTGTCTCATGCCTTGCACAAACTCTTCCGAAAACTCTGTAGATAAAATTTGCTCTACTGATAATGTCTGTTTCACCCCGCAACCTCCTCGCTATAGAATATAATCGTTTTCCCTAACTCTATGGCTTGTTTCATTTCCGTTTTTGCTCCTATACTGTCGCGCCAGTCCGGTAAAAAGCAAACCACTTCACATTCCGCAAGCATCGCTGCTGTAATTCGCATATAGGCATCTTGACTGAAACCCAAAGGTAATATATGGGGCGATAATACCATATATCCCTTATACAATAGGGCGGAATGAGCGCGGGAAAACTTTTCTTTATAACTATTGTCTCCGGTAATCTTACCGGCAAGATAAACAGTTTGGCGGGTGGGCTTTGGCTGATCTGGCTCTATTGGCTCTAAACTATTCTCAAGCCAACCGAAGCTACATTCGTCTGTAAAATACACATATCCCAAACATTCCCGCTTAACAAGATTAATAGTAAATGTTCTTCCAAACCGCCTATCCCTTACTCTGTCCCCGACCTTATATTTGCTCATTCGGCTACCTCACTTTCGTCCTCAATCACATTCCGCTGTACTATATCAGGCTCTATATCGCCATTAATTTGACTAATTATATCTTGTTGTTTCCATGTCCAATAATCCCAATAACTCAAGAGCGTTAAATCCGTCATTAGTACTGTGAAAAGCAAATCGGCCTTCGACATTCAGCATTTCCAACGTATATTTCTTATTCATCGCCCCGCGCCTCCTTCGCCGTTTCACGCCATTGCCATTTATCGTTATTTTGACAATAATCTTTCGTCAAAAACACGCAACCTGTAATATTACGAAACTTACAATTATAACACTTATGTGGGATTTCTGCTATTGCCTTATATTTATCCCTCTCTGCGCTCACCTGTTCCAGATCGGCGCGGAGGCTGGCTATTTCGTCGCGCTGTTCTTCGTGTAAATGTATCCAACTATCGGCATCTGCCTGAGTATACATTGGTATATAATCGTATCCATCGTATTTACTGCTATTCATCGACCTCGCTCCCTTTTGACCACTTTAATTTTTGTCCACAATCCGGGCAATGGCTATATTCAGGCTTGCAATTTGTGCCTAACCATCCTCCACAATCAGGGCAGGTGCAATTATAAGCTCCATTGCCAAAGGGAATTATTATTACAGCTTGAGCCTTTAATAATTTAAGTAATTTGTTCATAGAACTATCAATAATGATTAACTGAATGAGAATGCAGGATAATACTGTTAATGTTAATGATAAACATATGCTATGCATTATCCCTCGCCCCCTTCCGGCGCTTCCGGCAATTTTGTAAATGACACCGTGCTAATATTCTGCTCTGGTTCACCTTGCACGGCAATTATAGTCTGTAGCCGTTCGTTAGCCTCCCGCAGCGCGTCAAGCTCTTTTTGCTGCTGCTCTATCATGTCAATACAATCTGTTACCATTGCAGCAATATTTATCTCCCCTGTTCCAGTAAATACACCTATGTAATTTTTTTTCACTACCCGCAAATCGCGGACAAGCTCATTAACGTTCATTTACCTTGCCCCCCCTCTTATTACTCTTGTTACCGTTGCCCATTCCCGCCTAAACCAACCGCGCCATCTTGGGCAGCCAATAGTTGTATATTTACATTCCAGTACACATGTCTCGCATGGTGATCGTTGCATTTTTACGCCTCCCTGCTTAATGCGTTTTTATTCACTTCTTTGATTATTGCCCATATATCGCGCTCTATCTCGGCAAAGTTTTGCAAAGCCTCTTTTACTGTCGTTATCTCGTTATCCCTTGCTTTGTAACTAGCAAAACTTTCTAACAGTTGCCTAAAGTTTGCAGAATATCCAGCAACCTTAGTTTCACCCTCGTATTCTGTGCCATCTTTTCTCTTGCAAATTACAGGCTCCGTTATCCATAAACAAAACTTGTCCGAATTGATTGTATATTTGCCTACTTTAATTTTCATAATTTCATATCTCCCTTATCGCTAATTTAAGCCCTTCTGAGCCTCTCGATTTCCTTTTGCTATAATTTGTCCACTCGTGCCATTCTATCAAGCTGTAGTACCCTAAAATTTTTTCTGACGCTATATGTTGTGGCTATAGCTCATTGATACTTACCTCGATTCGCGGATTAACTCTGTCAATCTCAACAGGTGCGGCAAGGATCTCTATGTACTTTCTGCCGTCACCGTCGATTGTTCCGGCTTTCTGCATAGCGTCCAAAATGATCTTCCATGCACCAGCTAATACGTTGTCAACATCCCGCTTTGCGTTAGGCTCATAACACTTGATTATGATTCGCGCCTTGCCCACCGGCTTAATTTTGTGCTGGAGGATACACCATTGCACGGTTTCCATAGCTTCATTCTTTAGCTTGCGGTAGCTTGACCAATGACCTTTGGAAGAATTGATAATCTCATTCAGTCCCGGCAAGCGGCCTTTGATGATAAATGTTTGCAATGTTATCCCTCCGTATCTTCAAATATGCTCATTTGTCCTTTGAGTTCGCCAATATCTTGCGCTTCTTCCATCCACCAGCAAAAAACTTCTTCACCGCTTCTCCAGGTTGTTGCAAGGCCTCGATCAATTCTAGCTTCAATCATGCGGTCAAAGGTTTTAATGTATCTCTCCTTTATCTTCGGCCATCGCTCAAACTCTTTATATCTGTTATCGCCACTCATAGGACAACCGACGCAACCTATTCGGTCAAACCCCTCGTCATAAAGCTCACAATAGGGGATTTTTTCTGCCCTAATAAATTCCCAAACATCCTCACCTGTCCAATCAATGATAGGATTAATTATTGTTTTTGATGTGCGGTAACACATTTCTACCGTTCGTCTTGTTGCGGAATTATCCTCATTCATCACCACGCCGCCCGACTTTGGAACAGTAAAAATTGCTTTATTTGCTTGAGCTTTTTTCTGCGCCCTTTTACCTCTGATTGTAAATAATCCCTGGTTAGCCTGTCTATTATTGCTCTCATCCCACCGAACGCCAGTGACACTAATTCTACCCTTGCCGTGTTCTTCTTTCAGCACCTTGCAGCAATATCGACACTTCCTTGTTGGAGGCATACAGTTTTTAACTATCAAATTCCATGCGTTCATCGTTGGTCTATCTCGCACGACATCAGCGTAATTGCGGTTAATAAAGCGTATCAATTCAGGAGGATCAAGCGTCGTGATGTGATAATGCGGATCGTATTTAACCACCGCCATCGCTGCAAGTCTCTCTATAACGATGCTATCCTTGCCGCCTGAAAAGGCTAAAAAATACCCTTCTTCCGGCTCAAACGCTTTCAATCGTTCAATAGATTGCTCAACCTTATTGACCTTGCCAAATAGATTATAATCAATCAGTGACATATGCCCTCCCATGCCTCTAATAGGTTTTGGCTTGTCCCTGCTATCGCCAAATTATCAAGCGTTTCCTCTCGCTCATTGTCCATTTCGACAAAGCGCCTAAAGCGGGGAAATTGATATTGCTCTCTCTCTTGCTCATCAAATCTGCCTAAATCAATCAACCTGCCCACGCTGCCTATGTACCGTTGGCACTGTTTGGGTAACGCTTTAAATTTGTCCTCGCAGTTTATCCGCGCCTGCTGGCCTTGTGTTAGTTCGGGATTACTTGCACTCTGCGCCGTAAAGCTAAAGCGGTAACTCATCTCGAAGCAGTAATCGGCGGCATTATTTAACTGCCTCCACATTTCCTCGGCTGACGGTTTATTAATAGTTTTAGCCTTGCGCAGCTCGGCAAAGATATTAGCAGGCTTTACAGCAAATTCGCAGTAGGTTAAGGCTCTGTAAAAGGCTGCAAATACTTCTTCGTCGGTGTAATTCTTAAACAGCGTAAACCATGTTTTAGCCAGTGCGCCTATTTCTGCTTGGCTGGATGATTTTAGCCAATTCTCATAGTTGCTTTTATTTAACGCTATCAAAGCTTTAACGCCTTTATTGGTCATATGTCTATTACCTCCCCTAAATTTACATCAGCCAACGCATCCATGAAGTTGTTGACTTTTGGCTGGCCTCGCGATTGCGTGTTTTTAAGTCTGTCAAATACAATGCCCTGATAATTACTCGCCATGCTTGACGTTATTACTTCCGCTACCGCTGCGTCACCATACTTAGCGGCGTTATTGCTAATCTGCGTCAACAAGGATTTCAGTCCAGTAGGTTTGTATTTCTGTTTGCGTTCTTCTTTGTAGGTCAACCAGTCTTGTATTTTCTCTGTCAACAGTGGCGAAAAGTTAAATTCTTCCAAGGGGGATAAAGGGGGTATATCTTTACTTGTTTCTTTGTTATCTTTGTTATCATTGTTAAGCTGTTGCCCTTTGTTTGCCCTTTGTTTGCCCTTTGTTTGCCCCTCGTTTGCCGTTTGGCTTGCCGTTTCGCTTGCCTCTTGGTCTTGATATTTGTTATAATTCACCAGCGTAATAATGGTATATTTGTTTGTCGTTTTGCTTGCCGTTTCGCCTGTCGTTTTTAGCCTTTCTAAACAATTACGCACCTTCTTTACTGAAAGTTTAGTTTCTTTAGCTAATCCGGAATACGATATAATCCGCTGACCTCGCAAAACGTCAACACCATGCCATTTTGTATCTTTCCAATTTGCCGTCAATAGCAGATGTAAAAATACTACTTTGGTATTAATATCGTCGTACCATTCCCAGTCGACCATCTTTCTGTGGAGTGTAATAAATCCGTTATCAATCATATTTTCACCTACAAATAGTTTTTACCGAATACCTGCATAAACTTATCGTGTCCGTATAGCTCTTCAAATCTCCGCTGGCAAGTCTGCTTAAGCTGATCGCTCAACTCTGTATTATTGTGAACACTTCCGGCGCCAATGGTGTGAACATCGGCGGTTAGATATACCCAACAGCCCCATTTATCGGATGCTGGTCGGCGGCTACCTCCGTAGATATGGTGCTGGTGGAGGTTGTCCATTCGTTGCGTTAGGTAGCATATTTTATCTGCTTGCATAATGCTCTGTTTCATAATGCCCCCTCGAAATAGCTCACATCAATTTCCAGTTCTCGCGCTTCGTGAAGCACTCCCTCGAACAGCCGCGACATTTCCACTGTGTTGTAGCCGCTTGAACCAAAGTAGCATTGTAGCTGTACGCCATTCTTGCCGTTGACTGTTACCTCGCCCAAGTCTCTGACTGTGCGCCACTCTTTTTTGACGGCTTCAACGGCCTCCGGCTTGACGATGATGTGCGTAAACTTGCCGTATTGGTCAAGCATGTCTATGTATAGCTCATCCTTGCTCGTCTTTAACTTCTCTGCCATCTGTTCAAGCATTAGCCACATTGCAGCATTTTGACTTAGTGTTCGCGGATTGTGCCACTCTTCGATTTTTAGGAGCAGAGCGGCCTTTTTTTTGCTGTTCTGATATTCGCGGCACTTGTTGTACAGTTTCCGCGCCGATGCACTTTGTTCAGCATCAATGCGAAACGTCAACAAGATATTGTTATCACTGGCAAGTATGCCGTCTGCTATTGCTTTTAATCGTTCCTTCATAGCGTTTTACCTCGACTATGCAATATTTATGCATGATTATTAAAAAGGCAAGTCCTCATCTGAGGTGGCAAAACTATGTGTTTGTGGTTGCGGCTTGTCCTCTTTAGGCGAAAGGAATTGCACATTCTCGGCAACCACCTCGGCTATAGTACGTTTATTGCCGTCCTTGTCCTCGTAGCTTCTTATTTGCAGTCTACCGTCTACTGCCGCCAACTTCCCCTTGCTTAAAAACTGGCTGCAGTTTTCCGCTTGCTGCTTCCAAACGACGATAGGGATAAAGTCAGTCTCCCCTTTTTTCCGTCTATCTACAGCAAGCGTAAACGAGGCAACGGCGTCTCCACCTTGTGTGTAACGCAATACTGGATCAGCGCAAAGACGACCAATTAAAATAACTCTATTTAACATTATCAACACTCCCTTTATCTGCGTACTTCTTCGCGCACTCGGCGCATGTTGGCTGTCCATATTTTGCCGTAGACTTCCGATAAAGCTCTCCTGCTGTAAATAGTTTTCCGTCATACTCGGTGTCAATAAATGGCTTACCGCAGACAAGGCATTTGTATTTGCCGGGCGCTTCCTTGCCACCTCGCAGACCTAATGGATCATCCTCGGTGTTTTGCGCTACTACTGCCGCCGCTGGCTTCTTCTTTTTCGGTACGGGACTATCCACAATGCGCTCTCCTTCGTCTAATTCGGGCGCAAATTGCGTGCCATAGCCAAGCATAGCCAATGCCCTGCCGACTGCTTTAGTTTCAGCCTTTTCTATGTAGTCTCGGAAGTCTTTAACGCTCTCGCTGCCACGAGCGGCAGACTTTAATAATCCGTTTTCGTCAAGTATTTTGGCAGAAAATATGGCGTGTCCAACTTCTTTATCAAAGGCTTCGAGTTTGGTGTCTATTGCCCAAAGCGGATGATCTTCTCTGAACCAAACCAACCGCCACATAACTTGTAGATAGCTTTTGCCTTTTAAATCCATAAGATGTGATTGAGCATCAAACATTTATCTCACCCCCTATTTTATTTGTAGATTCTGGCGCTCAACCAACTGCGCACCCTTGATAATAGCGCCATGCTTCAAAATATCCTTGAGTGTACTTTTGTCGATTTCCGGCTCTTTTACCCTGAGTAAATCAGCGCCGTACTTCTTGGCAAATTCCATTACCGCTTCTTCATCGGTTATCTCTACCGCTTCCGATCTGCGGAACGACACCACGCAGCGCGGCGTTTCATACTTGCGGCCTTGCAGGTAACCACCTAAGTATCGGCGAAGTGATGCAGCCTTGTTTTCTTTGGCTCTCCGGCGCTCAGCTAACGCCTTTTCTTCGGCGCGAATAGCCGTTGAATAAGAGTCAAGGTTTTTTATGTAGCAAGCGATATTCTCTATCTTCTCCTGCTCGTCCATTTCCAACTTAGTCAACAAGTCAGCAACCTTCGCTTCGTCAATCTCGCCAGTTTCCATGTCGACGCATTGCTCGTCCCAACCTTTGGTGAGCAAACTGTCTATATCAGCTTTAATCTCGTATAAATTAGCCATTTTTAGTCCTCCACTTTGCAGTGGCAAACCGACTGCTCTTTCATCCTCGCTATCTCTGCGTTTTGTCCCTTGATAATCTGCTCTTTCTCGGCGCAAAGTCGCTTCCATGATTCATTGGAGCTTATTAAATCGCGCTTCTCGTGAAGCAGATCAAATATAATGTCTTTCAGACCGGCTATAATCCCTTGCAGTTTATAATCTTCCATTTGACATATCCTCGCTTTCGTTGTATATTGATATTAACTATTTACCTCGTTGCCGTCGCCGGTGTTCTAGCACCGCTGGCGGCCTTTTTCTTTGCCTCCTCCTTCTTAATACGGTCTAGCTTGCTGTAAATTCTTCTTACGCTCACCCCTATTATTCTTGATATAGTTTGCGGCTTAATCCCATCTTTATAAAGCCTATCCAATGTTATTGCCTGTTCATCTGTCCAGCGGTCATACTTTGCTTCTTTAAGGCCGGTGGGTTTATTTATTTTTATATCAGCGATAATCTTTCTAATATCATCTTGTCCGCAAGCGTTAAGCTGAGATAGAATTTTTATTTGGTCTTTGGGAAAGGCGGCTTCGCGGTATGAAAAGCGGATTTGTTCGTCTGTCATCCACATGATTACGCCTCCCAAAAACCATCTGCCAAAAATACCACGATAACCATTAAGCTTAACACCATAATAGCGGTTAGCGCGTCTGTGCAGCTAAAGGCCAATAAAATCAACCCTGCTGCAATGGCGACGGACATGTCATGCCAAATTGGTTTGAGCTGCCTTTTTGTATGCTGTTCTGTTTTGGCTTGTCCATATTCGACCGGGAATAAATCAAGATTCATTGTTTCTCTCCTCCTCTTAGCTTTCTCGCGTATTAATATCAATATAGGACATGCCCCTGTCTTTATCCCAAAGAAGGTTGTAATAGCCTATCCAGTTTTGAGAAGTCATGCCCAGCGCATCAAGCGGCAACCTTGCTGATACGCGCCCACAATCCGTTTTGCCGCTTAGTTTAAAACCATGCTGCTGATCGCTCGGCTTGAAATATACTCTACCCTACTTCTGCGCGGCTATGATGTATTGAGCGCCAAGCATATGCGCTGCTTTAGGCGAAAAAGAGAATGCGGCGCCTGTACGATTGCCAACAAAGGTAACGCTTACCTCGATTTCCTTTCTTATTTGTGTGCCACCACTTTTTTTAGTTACAAAACTTAGATCATCAATCATTGTTTCTCTCCTCCTTAAAATTCTTCTCATTCGCTTTCATCAGCGCCACCGCCATAATCATGCGGTCTATGTTGGGCAGCTCGCCCAGCGGCGGGATAGTGCGGTCAAACATGTTGTCCCCTCCTACATACCTGTTATCGCTAACAATACATATGCCCCGGCAGTAGTAAACGCTATGAAGCAGGCTAAGATGATTATTGTTGCGATGTCCTCGCGGTCAAGCTTGTCCATTATATTTGCACCAGCCTTTCAGCAACATCTAAGTAAAAATATCGCTTGCCTGTGCCTTGTCCTATAATCGGCTGTAATCCCGCAACAAGCGCGATCGCTCTGCCCCGATTTTGCGTATTGTCGCCGCTTAAATATCTAGCAAGCGCCGATATGCTTACTGCCGCGCCCACGTGAGCAAGTAAATCATCGGCTATTATGCGTGTACGCGATTTTGACATTGTGCCACTCTCCTTTCTCTGCTTGTCCTCCCCTCGCACAAATGGTAGAATATGGAAGAAGGGAGGAATTATAATGAGTTTTTGGAATAATAACCGGATAAGATTTGAACGTAGATCAAAAGAAATATTGAAAGAAATTATTATTACTGGCGATATCCAAACGCTAAATGATTTTGACAAAGAATGTCTTTATAGTTGCGTTGAAAATAAGTATTTAAATGGGGTTAAAGCAATTCGTATGGCAAGCGGAAAAATTGTTTTTGAGGCTATAAAGCCAACCATTAGAGAAGAAGGATTGCTTTATTTAAACCCTAAAATTGACTTGAAATTTATTATTGCCTCAGTTATTGCGGCAATATCTGTAATATGTAATATCATCCAGTTATTTTAATTGGTGATGCTCCCTCATACTCATTAAGCGCTATTACAATATGTGCTTGCGGTATACAATCACCCACTTCAACCTTATATGTAAGCACCCCGGGTAGTTCAAGATCGTTTATAAATAAGCGATATCCGTTGTTTGTCTGCTTAACTGTGAGCTTTACATATTCATCACTGCATACGCTGGTAAACTTAATATCTGTCATCGCCGTTCTCCTTTCTATGCGGTTTTGTCTCGTTTATCAAGATTGGCTTGTATTCCCCTGCCGGTTAAGATGTTGTGTATCATCAGCCGCCCTTTTTGCGTCCACTTAGTTTGAAGCTTTGTGTCCTCAGATCCGTCACTGCGGATAATCGGGATAGTCTCTGACTTCGTATAGCCAAAATTCATATGCTCTTTGTAGAGAATCCATTGATCGTTTACTTTGCGCTGGATATGTTCATCAAACAGTATCTTATTAAGTTTGTACGCGCTCATTCCGTAGTCGGCTGCGATCTGAGAAGTTGCCATAACACCTTTACTCTTTAGAATTTGGTCGAGGTATTGCAGCTTTGGCTCACATTCGGCAATTCTCTGCTCTAACAAGAGTGATTTGGTCTGTTCTTCCTTTAAGGCCGTAGCAAGCTTGATGATGGTATCAGGATTAAGCAAGACCTCTTCGATTTTCTGCGGTGTCATATATGCACCGTGCTTGCGGATGGATTTCAAATATATCCTTGACGGCCTTTTTGAATTGCTTAGCTATTGGTTTTTCTACTCTGCATTAAAAACTTCATATAAGCCGTTTTCAGTGAGAAACGTAACCTCTCTGTTTTGACCTGAACTAAGGATTGTTGAGTTCAGCTTTTCATCATCATCAATACCTCTGACCATTTCGGTAGTATTGCTATGCTCTATCCATTCGGCTACATCTTTAGCCAAAAACAACGGCTCTTCCGGCGTTCCATATATTCTAAAAGCTTTATTAAACAACGATCTTTCGTCTAAAATCTGTAAATCTGACATTGGATAACTCCTTTCTAACTTGCTTTGTCTTGATCGGTTGCCTTTCTTTTTGATAAGTGGTAATATTTATTATGAAAGGACGTGTTGTTTATGAGTCATTATCGACAGGCATTAATTTGCCTAAACGGTCATTGCATTTCTTATAGCATAGATGACCACCCGGAACATAATGCACCTTTTTGTAGTAAATGTGGCGCCGAAACGATTAGGGTTTGTCCAAATTGTCAAACAAAGATACGCGGTGATTATTATGTTGAAGGTTATACTGATTTCAGAGAATTTAAGCCGCCTGCATATTGTCATAATTGCGGGAAACCGTTCCCCTGGACTGAAAAAGCTTTAACTTGCGCTAAAGAGTTGATTTATGAAGATGAGCAATTAACCAATCAACAAAAAGAGGATTTAATTAATGTATTGCCAGATGTAATAGTTGAAACACCCCGAACAAATCTTGCTGTCATTAGAATTAAAAAATGTCTGCTTATTGCTGGTAAATACACCGCCGAAGGGGTGCGTCAATTTTCAATAGACTTTGCCTGTGAATTAGCCAAAAAGCAATTAGGACTTTGATTTGTTTTCCATCGTATAGAGCCTATAGCCCGGACATTTGCCCTGTCCGCAGTTATAAGGTTCTTTTTTTATCCAGCAATCGCAGATTTTAACTAATTTTGATCCGCATGATTTGCAAAAATTTGCCTCTTTTGGATTCGCTGCTCCGCATTCATTGCATATCATTGTTTTGTCACCTCCCTTTCTATGCGGTTTTGTCTTCGTCTAGCTCAAAAAGATATTTAAGATTAACATCTTCATCGGGAAAGAATTTATCGGCAATTAAAAACACTTCATCTACAAGAAATCTGGTTTTCCCATCCATTTTATTGGTTATTGTATTAATGTGTTTATGTAGCACATGTGCAATATCTTTATAGGCAATGTTTCTTTTGGCACATTCTCCCCTCAAATTTCCGTAACCAGCCATACCACCACCTCGCTTTCTATTCATTTGCATAACTCATGCTTTAATAATATACGCATTTGCATATATTGTCAATAGCTAATTTATGATATTTCATAAATTTTTCTTGCAATTTATGTTTTAATATGTTATATTTTTTGCGGAGGTGTAGAAATGGGAATTGGAAAAAATCTACAAGATTTACTTGAATTAAAAAACACAAATGTAAATGAGTTATCAAAAAAAATTAATGTTAGTCCTCAAACTCTATATAGCATTATCAAGAGAGACAACATGAAGGTAGACTTTGAAATACTGATAAAAATATCTGATGAATTAGATGTCAGTGTTGAATACTTTTATAATAAGCATAAAGAAAATAACTCGATGCCTAGTCCGGCAGAATTTGAACATTTAAAAAAATACCGCTCTTTGGATCAGAGCGGCAAAGAAACAGTAGATGTAGTTTTAGATGCACAATACAAACGGTGTGTCGGGGGTGACGGCGATGCGTCGTCAGCATTTTCAGATGCAGCCGAAGGGATATGCTGATATAGTTGATCTCTCGCTTTGGCGGGTAAAAAATAAATATTAATATATATAGGGAGGTTTGCAATGTTTTGTTCAAAAGAATTAAAAAAACGCATGGCTCAAATGGATCAAGAAGGTATTGCCTATTGTCCTAAATGTGGATGCACTAATCTTTCTGCTGATAAAAAGGGGTTTGGCATAGGCAAGGCGGTTGTTGGCGCTGTTGCCTTGGGTCCAATCGGTTTAGTTGCCGGCAATATAGGTGCAAAAAAGGTCAGGGTTACATGTCTAAAATGCGGTCATCAATTTATGGCTGGGAAAAAATAAAAACCACATTTCTATAATAATTCAAGAGAGAGGTGGTGATAATATGGCCGATTATGTCATTAAGACGCTATCTGTTACCCTCAACAACGGCAGCAAGAAGCAAATCAAAATTTATGGCAAAACCGAAGAAGAGGCAACAGAAAAACGCAATAAAAAGAAGTGGGAGTATGATAATGGGTTATTAGTTCTTAATTCTAATACCCTTTTTCGTCAATGGGCCAATGAATGGCTAATATATTATAAAAAACCCGATGTATCAAATAAGACATATAAAGACATAGAAGGCCGAATTAATAAACATTTCATGCCAACACTTGGGAATATGAAGATGTGCGATATTAGATCAATTCATATCAAAAAATGCTATGATAAACTAGAAGGTAAATCGATATCGCTGCAAAATAAATGTCGCAGTGAAATCAACAATTTGTTTGTCACTGCTCTCATCAACGATCTTATAAATAAAAATCCCTGCGTCGGAGTAAAAATGCCTTATGGAACAGAAGATGGACGAAGATCACTCACGCCAGAGGAAAAAGAAATATTCTTTAAAACACTTGATACTAATGTTGAATGTTACGATAATAATAAACATCCATTCGGCAATTTCTTTGCCATAATGATCGGTTGTGGTTTACGTCCGGGAGAAGTGCGAGCCTTAACATGGGCTAATATTGATATGATAAAGAAAAATATAAATGTTATTAATGCCGTGGAACCTGATACTATCAATGTTAAAGACACTAAAACCAAGGCTGGACACCGTACAATCCCTATTCCCAATTGGTTGTATGATCGTCTGAAATCTATGCAACATAATGACCTATCATTTGTATTTAAAGGCGCAAACGGCAAACCGATAACAGAGAAGCGGTATGAAAGGGCTTGGGATTCTTTTAACCGCCTAATGGATATTAATGCTGGTGCAAAATTATATCGCAATAAAGTTATTATCCATGCAATAGATCAGGATATAACACCCTATTATCTGCGTCATACCTACGCAACTGGATTAGTTGAGGCCGACGTCAATATTAAAACTGCACAATATTTATTAGGGCATAAGGATATAAAAATGACATTAAAAATCTATTCCCATGTTACTGATAAGATGCTTGACGATGCAAGAAACAAAATAAATTATACACCTGATAAGAAGGTAAAAAAGCTGCGTATTAAAAGATGA